ACTGTAAGAGTATTAATCTTACCAGCAGTTCCCTGTACGTAGTATGTAAGTTGTGTTCCACCGTTAGTGATTACAACTGTACCAATTGCTGTTGTCTTTGTGTAGACATAAAATGTTGCTGTTGTTCCTGTACCAGTTGCAACTGTCAAAGATGAAGATCCTGATGTTGCTCCTACTGGTGCAGCAGTTGTGTGTAGTGCAGACACGATTGTTGCGTTAGTTGCTGCAACTGTTACGCTTGTTCCAACATCAACTGTTGCAATAAACTTTAGTGCATCAGCAGCATCTACTGTGTTATCTGCNGGTACTGGCAATGATGCAGGAGTTGCGATTGCTGAGTTTGTAGTATTTGCTACAGTGTCAAGCGATACAGCGACTGTCATTACAGCAGCACTTGCAGGTGTTGCTACGATTGTGCCCAAAGTCATGGCTGCAACCATGGCTAGTGCGATTTTCTTGAATGAATTCATTCGTTCGTTCTCCTTGTTATATTAGTTTTAGATTGTCAAGAAAGCTCTTGACGTCTTGAGGCATTTGCCTGTCTTCCAATTCTACCATAGCTCTCTGCTGTCTTGCAACTTTATCAGCAGAACCCCAGGTATGAATGTCTATTTCAACATTCATTTCCTTTGGAGTATGAGAGATGGCTCCAAATACTGCCCCACAAACAGCATCTGCTAAGTCCTTAGACTTCTTTCTAGGGTGATCTACACGATTACCCTTCATGATCTTTAGCTCTGACATTTCCTCCAGAAGCAAGGGAATCATGGGCATAGCAACACGCTCTTCATAGATCATCATTGCTAAATCTTCGTAGTGTTTTTTGGCAATAGAAACAGTTTCAGTTCTTATACCAACTTGCTTTAATTCATTTTGAATATCAAATGATTGCCAACGGTCAAATGAAACCATTCCAATATTAAAACCTTGTCTTCTAAGGTTTTGAATCCATTGTTTAACTTGAGATAGATCAACAGGTCCTTCTGATCTTGGCTCCCACCATGCTACTGCATCTACTACTACAATTGGTGCTACTTGTTCATAATCTTTAATTACCTGGATATTTACCCACTTGTCTACGTGAGCAATAGCAACTGCACACTTATCGTGCTTTTGTGCAAGGTCAGCATGAACATAATAAATCTTGTCTGGGTCTGGCGTAAAGTTTTCTGCAAACCTTCTAAAACTATCTACAGGGTTTGTCAATGTCATACAGTTAATAAGTTTATCTTTTTGCTTAAAGAAAGCATCTGATGAGTATGTTGGTGTACATAGGAAACGCATCATTGCATCTCCCAAGTCTGTTAAGAATGCAATCTTAAAGTCATCAATCTTTCTTGTAGGATTAACATCCCATGTTGGACGCTTGAGTGCAAATATCTTAGGAATTTTATATGAGAGTATATGGTCTTCCTCCCATGATATCTCAAAGTTATTGTCTGGGTTATCGTGTGGTAAGTCTTCATTAATAATAAACTTATGTGTCTTTTCTACTACTTCTTTGTCAGCAATTACTGAATCATACCTTTGAGAAATAAAGTCACCCTGATAGCGGGGGAATGAAAGAAGAACAACCTTTCCAAGATCTGGAAAACGAGAATCTACAGTACCACGGAAAGCTTTATAGATGTTATCAGCAGTCTTACCTTGCTCATTACCTGTTGCTACCTCTGATGCAAAGCCAGAAATTTCATCAAGGACAGCCATAAACAAGTTTAAACCTTCATGTGATTCACGCTCTGAGTGCCCAGAGTAAACAGTAATTGATTTATCAAACTCAATAGAGTCTGCCTTTGGATTATACTTTCCTGCAAACCATGGTGATTTTTCAATCTTTGTTTTAAATCCTTTAAAGAAAACGTTCTTTGCTTGTTGTGCGTTAACTGCAACGTTAATGATATCAATAGCATCTGATGGTGGTTTTCCATAGTAAACTGCAGGATCTTTAAGACAAAGCATCTTATATACTACATATGCACAGGCTACTGTTGATACGAAGTCTTTTCCAGATCCCTTGCCAAGTTGGAGAATAAGTTCATTCTTTGTATATTTTTTATAGTACTCTTCACCAGCATCGCCCATGATATCAATCACATCTTCTTTACGATATATCTGGCTCATAGCCTCAACAATTGTGTACTGGATATCAGACAAAGGTGGTTGTCCAAGATAGTCTGGAGACTCAACAAATGTCTTTGCATCAACAGGCTTCTCAACAAAATGATTTTCTTTTAGAACTTCAAAGAAATCATTGAACATCATGGACAACTGTAATCACTTCTCCTTCTTTTGCAATAACAGATAGGCGTTGCATAATAACATCCCTTACTTCTGGATGCTCAGAGGCAATGTCTCTAAGTATTCCAACAAGAACTTCTTGACGGCGTTCAATTTCAACCATTTCTTCTGCAAGTTCTTTGTTTTCAAGAAGACCAGCTTTTTGTAGCATATCAATACGCTTGGACTCAATGTCCATAACAAGTTTAATTGCACCAGTTTTTGCACTAAGGTTATTAGTCATAGAGGCTTCATCAATAACTTCATAAGACTTTAGAATAAGTTTGCTATAGTGTGCATCAGCACCAGCAAGTGCGTCTTTAGCACGAGCACGAATTGCTATATTGTTAGATGTNTTTTCTTTCCATTCATCAATGTATGCAACTACACGAGTTCGTGGAATTGCTANCTCTTTNGAAATTGTAGTTGGATCGCTACCCTTAAGGTATTCTCCAACAACATCNTTCATTACATCAAGATGTTTTACTAGCTCTTCTTCAGTTGACATATTTGCCCTCTAGTCTATTAATTTCATCTTTGATATAGAAGATTGCNTTTTCTAGATCTTGAATNGTTTTAGATTCATCCTTTAGTCCTGCTCTCCAAAGATACTTAAAAGCATTACCAATATTAAAATTCCTATGGCGAGTAATGTCTATNCACTCTACTCCAGAGGGGTCTGTTGTGTAATGTCTTGGATGGTTTACCTGATCAACTGTAATAGTTAGATTATCACTCATTTGGTTGCCTCATCACCTAGTCTTTTAAAACAGTTTAAACAATTTGTGTATGTTCTACCAGTAAATGGGCATGAAGATATTGAAGAGTCTTTATGCTTGCAAAAAGCTTTAGCAAACAAAGATTTAAAATAATTCATCATTGTCTTCATCATCTTCCCAGTCAAATGCTTCAGGAATACCTCTTAATGCTGTAGCAACATAGGTTAGTCCAACAGCACCAGTGACACATAGTGCAATAATAATCTTTTGTGCTTTATTCATCGTCTACTCTTTCTTAGTCCAAATTTAGCAAGATAAACGTAGATAGTCTCAACGCTTGACCCGCACTCTTTTGCAATCTCTTCTGGAGACTTCTTATCAATAAGAAATCTTTTCTTTAACCAAACTTCACTTGTATATAGTTTACCAGACATGATGTTATTTGTCAACTCCTATTGCTTTTGTCCAATTTGATAATGCCCAGTGACCAATACCACAAGCATCTGCCACATCATTATCTGTAATAGTTCTATCATAAATAGTATTAATAAATCTAATAGTACGTTCTTTTCTTAGGTTTCTCTCATAAGATTTATACCAAGATACTGACTTACCTGGGTGTTGTGCACGTATTACTAATTGTTCTTCTTTAGATATCTTCTTATTCCCTGCAAAATTCTGCCAAGTAATAGGAGATACCTTGCCTATAATCTCTGTGCCAGACTGTCCTGCTGATCCAAGAATTGCTCCTTGAACCAATGCTAGGTCTGCAGCAGTTTTTGGAGAGTTCATAAAAACGGTATGCTCAATAATTATTGCTTCAAACCCACCATAAATATCAAAAAAAGCTTTTACTTTTTTACCAGCATCCATAACCTTTTCATAAGTATCTTTGCCTTCAAAGCTTATTTTTCCAATTGTAGTTATATCTTTTTTCTTTGTATTAAATACTGCAAAGGCAAGACTATTAGTGCTAGCGTCAATAGCACATATAGAATCAGGCATGATTGGAACACCCCACTTACTCTTGTTCATACTCAATGTATCCTTTTATCTCTTTTAACATTTTATCTACAGCTTTTTTACTAACATTACAGTTTGCACAAAAACCAGAGTCATTGTAGATGGAAAGAGAAGTATCGCATCCGCCTAAGCATCTACGGTCCTTCCCCTTCCTCTTTTGTCTACGAGTTATCTGATATCTTTCCTGAATCTTTTCTTTTGTAGCGATGTCTCTACACTCAAGGCTGCAGTAAATTTGATAACTGACCTTGGGGCTAAACCTATTATCACATCTGCTACAAAGTTTCACTCAGTTCCTTAAGGGATGCTATCTTAACAACACCTGCTCCTGCTTCATCACATGCTTTTTTAATTGGACAGTTTTTGCAAACCTTAGAGTTTGATCTGTAGTTCTTGGTAGGCATCTCTTTAACTTCCCAAGACTTACGAACAACTCTCATCCATTCAAAAGCTTCATCAATCCATTTACGGTAATGATCATTTACTTCTACTGGAATTACAAGAAGCTCATGGTTGTTTTTATTCTCATAAATAAGAACTCCCTTGGCTTTCTTTAGAATCTTCATATAAATAAGTATCTGTACAACGTGACCCATCTTAGGCTTACCTGTACGCTTACGATATTCAAAGACTTCATTATTAGTAGTCTTAACTTCAACAACTACCTCTTCGCCCTTCCAATTAATAAAGTTATCTACATAACCAAAAATTGGAGGATCGTCATTAAAAATCTTAAACTCTGAGTCAATTGAAAGTCCAGAGTTTTTAAAAGCTTCTTCAATTCGTCCATGTGCAAGTGTTCCATTGCTCATATTTGCAACTGCATAAGGGTCAGAATTATCTTCAAAAATTGCTCCCTCAAATGCAAGGTACCAATATCGTGGACATTCTCCGTGACCATATGCAATAGTAGAAGGACCAAAAGTCTTCTTCTGTGTATGCTTAGGCTCACGCCCTACAAGATATCCTGCTTCAATAGCCTTTACAAGCTCTCTAGCATCAATAGCTGCTGGTGACTCAACCTCTTTAATCATTATTTGCTGTAGTAAATTTTTTGTCATTATATTCCTTTGTTTATATAAGTATACCAGGTTAGCGCATAATGTATTTGAGTGCTGATACCAAGTTGTTGATTGATTCTGCTGCCGTGTAATAAATGTTCTTTTTTGCCCTGTCATTTTTGTCAACATTAGCCATCCAAGTTGCCTTGAAAGCCATTTTTGCTGCTATTGCTTGAAGCCTGACTATCTCTACTGTTGCCACATTAAGTGGAATATCTGGCTTAATAATGATCTTAGCAATGAAGGTTAGCGCTGCCGTTAGCTCTTCATCCTTCATATAGTCTGCTATTTCAGATAATCCATCTACCATTTCTATTGTTGTTTGTTGTTGTTCACTCATTTTCTTCTCCTATTAATTGTTCCATTATTTCAAATTCAGTTATCATTAATCTTACCTTTGAGTTGCCGTCTCCAAGAACTACAAGTATTGCAGGGTCGTTACCATTTCTAATAGCATCTGTTACGGCTTTAGCCCACACATCTTTATTAAGGGTAAAAGATTTTGAGCACTCTTTAAAATCTACAGTAAAGTTTTTCCAGGTAGCATCTCCCTTATGGG